GAGGGTGTCGAAGTTGCTTCCGGGAACGGTGCCGTGGAACACGGTGGCGTCGAACTTGCGAGCCAGAGCGTTAGGGAGGCGGTTGACGAGCTCGTTGTAGAGAGCGTTCTTGTCGCGGCGGAACTCGTTAGAGAATGCCTCGATAACAGCGAGCTTGTAAGCGGTCATGGACTTGGTGCCCACGGTGCCGTTGCTCACTGGCTTTGCAGCGGTTTCACCAACCCATGCGGCGCTGGGCTCTCCGGTGATGGTCTGGAAGGTCAGGCCGTTACCGGGCAGAGCTACACGGCGTGCAGCGGTCTGGACGATAGAAGCTTCCTGAACCTTTGAGAGGATTTCGCCAGATACGGTAGCTGGGAGCAGAACTCCCGAGGTGGAGCGACTGATGTCGGTCATAGTTTTCCTTTGCGTTGGTTAGAGAATGTCGTCTAGCGCGCTAGCGAACTGGTCGGCTGTAGTAGCTCCACCAGAGGCAGGGCGTCCCTGAGCAGGGTCGGGCTTAGGCGACTTCGGCTTTGACGTGTTCGCAATGAGTGCGAGCAGCGAGTCGGCAGCTTCCTCGAGCTCCTCGCGAGAGGTGCCGTTTAGAAGCTTTACAGCGTCGGTCTGAATACCCTTCTCGGCCGCTACCTCGTAACGCAGCAGCGCGGTCCGTGCGGACTCTGCCTCTGCCTTAGTTGCAGCGAGCTCCTCGGCCAGACGCTCCTGCGCCGGCTTCAGGGAGGCCTCGTACTCAGCCCATTTCTCAGCGGCTTCGCGGAGGCCCTGCGCGTCCTTAGCGCGCTTTTCCCACTTTCGTGCTTCGGCCTTCCAGTCGGTGTCGTGGGTTTCGCCCTGCGGCTGGTCCACGTTCACGTCTTCGGTTGGCTCGGTAATGGTTTCGAGTTCGTCACTCATGTGCGGTTCTTCTCCTATGCAGGATTGTCAATCAGCCGTGCGGCTGCTACCTCGACAGGTCGTCGGGAAGTCTTAGTTGGATACGAACTTCTGGGGAAAGTCCTTCTTGAACTGCTCCCAAGAGGCCGCGAACTCCTCCGTGCTTTGGTCCGGTGCGCCGGTCTCAAAGTCGTCGTAGTAGTCGGGCTTGTAGGGCTGGTCGCCCTCGTACAGGGTCTCGATGGAGCACTTGCAGTTGTTGTGCCAGTTCGCGGCGTAGCTTCCTACGCGGACTTGGCCGTCGCGTCCGAAGGCAACCATCTGGCAGAAGTCGCAGGCACCGAGTTCCGCTACGCGCTGGACGCCGACGACGTTGGGGTCGAGGGCGGAGTTGTAGAGCAGGGTGTCTCGGTTGTAGCTGGCGACAGCGCGAGTCATGGCGTTGGCCATCTCGTCCTTCATAGACATGAAGCCGGCCTCTTGGAGGAGGCTCATGCCGTAGCCGATGATGCCTTCCGATTTTGTGATCGCGTCGAACTTCGGCATACGCGCGACGTAGAGCTGGCCTTGCAGCTTTGCCGAGGCGAAGCGTTCAGCGTTGCGGTTCTGGTTCTGGCGGATGCGACGGTTGCGGCCGGCCGACGTTGTCGGTGCGCGGTTGACGCCCTTGAGCCACTCGGCACGCTGCGCGTCGTAGTACTTCATCGCGGCGGCCGCGTTGACCTTGCCGTACCGGTCAATCATTCCCGGCACTACCTTGCGGAGGTATCCGCCTGTCTCCTGCTGAGCTAGACCCTCGGCTTTGCCCAGCACGGTGTCGGCCTCACGAAGCAGGAGGTCGTTCACCTGACGGAGCGTCGCTTGGTTGCGCTTCTGGAGCGCGTAGCGTTCAGCGGTAGTCATTAGGCGGCTGTGGCTCCTCCGGTTGCGGCAGCGAGGTTCGCAACGAGAGCGTCGGCCTGAGCGACCGTCTTCTCAGCGATAAGGACCTGCTTGTCGGTGTCGGTGAGACCGACACGGTTGTAGGTGACCTCGGAGTCGGGCAGGAGCACGCCGGCAGAAATGAGCTTGACCGCTTCGTCTGCGGCAGCAGCACGGGTAGGTGTTGCTGGGTCACGCCAGATAGGTCGAATCTGGTCGGCCTCGGCAGGGATAGCACCGTCGCGGACCAGTAGTGCGAGGCGAGCGACCTCAACCCACGCGCGTCCAAACTGCTTCTGGCGACGCTCGGCACGCTTCACGAGGCGCGCTTCCATCTGGCGGATAGCGTCAGCGGAGGCAGGGTTCTCGGTTGAGAAGCCGAGGTAGCTGGCAGGGATAGCAGTCTCAGCCGCGAGGAGCTGAGCGTAGGCGCGAACCTGCTCGAAGTAGGGGGAGGTCGAGCCGGCAGCGAACTGGCCCACCTGAGGTATCTGGCCGTCTTGGTTAGCCGGCACACCGAGGATACGACCCTGATAGACCGACCAAGGGTTCAGAGGGTTTCCGTCGCTGTCGAGGAACAGGTCCTCGTCGGCTCCGAGAATGTAACGCTGAGGTGCGGAGTAGAACTCGCGAGCAACCTCGGCACCCAACAGGGTGCGCATAGCGGCGTCGGTGTAGGAACGCACTGCGCGCGTGATTTCAGAGCGACCCTTGGTATCACCCGAGCGCGGGTTGTTAGGGGCCGCAATGACCGGTAGACGGCCCAACAGGTGCACGTCACGGTCCACGTCGACCCACTGGCCGTTCTGGAACTCCAAGAAGATGGTCTGGTCGGGCAGGTAGAGGCTGCCAGCGACCGGCCGGCCCTGCTCGTCGTGGTCGAGAGCAAGAGCAGCAACCGAGCGACGCAGACGCAGGTCGTACATAGCGGTCATGCGCTTAGGCGACTCGATTGTGATCAGCGGGTTCGGTTCGCCGTTACGGCCGGTGCCTACGACGATGAAGCTGGTGCCGTAGACAAGGGCGTCCTTGTGACCCATGCCAGACTCGATGTCGAGGTCGTTGGCACGGTAGATGTCGTTGAGGCCCAGCGTGTCCGGAGCGATATACCCCTCGAAGTCGAGACGCTCCTCGAGAACGTCAACCGCAGTGCCGGCCCAACCGACCACGGAGTCGACAGCGGTCAGCTGAGGGGGAATAGCAATGCGGAAGTCTTTGAGGCGGTTCTTGCCCTCGTAGTAGTGCTCGAGAACCTCGTTCTTCGCGTGGTGCGCAGAGAGCTTCTCGCGCAGGGCGTTGATGAGGTCGAGCTCGTCGTTGCTTAGGCTCATAGGATAGTTGCCCTTCGTGGCTTCGGTGCGCGGTCCTTGGTTGCGTGGCGTGCCCCGTTCGCGAGAACGGCACAAGCCAAGAGGTCGACCTTCCGAGGAGACTGGCGCTTCTCCTTCTTGAAGGAGCCGGCCTCGGTAGCAACCGCGTTGAGGACGTGTCGCTGAAGTCGGGGGTCGCCGTCGTGCCCGATGTCTTGGGCCACGATGTCGGCTAGAAACTGTTGCGCCATAGGCGCGATGCGGTGGTTGGTCGGAGGGATACGTTCGACGCGTCGTCTCCAACGCTTTGACCACTCCAGAACGTCTGGCTCGTAGAAGCTCGGGTCTGCCCAGAGCATGCGGCAGTCGTACTGTTCAAAGAGACGCTCGATAGCGGCGTTCACTTCGTCGCGGTCTACGGTCCACTCAGGGTCCTGAGCGTCTGGCTCCCACACGGCGTGAACCTTGAGTAGGCCAGTGTTGAGGTCCTGAATGACGATGCCTGTGGCGTCGCCGGAGACGGAACCGTCAAAGCCGGCAACCACGGTGGCACCGGGCTCGACTGTCTCGTCGCGCTTGGCTTCTGCCCAGTGGAACGGAGACATGAAGTCCTCGCCTGCGAGACGCACCCACTGGTTGAGGCGGTAACGCTGGAACCCTGCGAAACCGGAGGAACCTGCGGCCGCGATAGAAGCCTCGAAGTCGCCTCGGTCGAGGAGGCCCTCAGCGAGGTTCGGGTTCGCGATGGTCCACGATTCTGGGTCTGTCGGGTCAGCCTCTTGGCCGGCCTCCCACCACCAGAAGCCAAACTTGGGGTCGAGCTCCGGGTCGGCGGTGACGCGCTTGCCGTGCTCGTACAGACGGCCCAGCAGAGTGTCGGTGTTTCCGCCTGCGGTAGTGATACCAACCACGAGGGACTCGGGACGGTCAGCGGAACCCTGCGTGAGGGCTTCCCACAGTTCGTCGCCTCGAGTGTTCGTCGGTGAGCTAGGCCACGCGTGAAGCTCGTCGGCAACCACGAGGGAAGGACCGAGACCTTGTGCCAGAGACGCGTCTGCGGATAGCGCACGGTAGATGGAACCGTTAGGCGTGTATTCGAGCGCGTCGCGGTAGACCTTCACTGCGCGAGACAGCGACGGGTTGTTCATCACCTGCTGGCGTGCTTCACCGAACACGATACGGGCCTGTGCGCGGTCGGCAGCAGCCGAGTATACCTGCGCACCCTGCGGTCCGTGAACGAGGTGCTCAAGGGCGATAGCGGTACCCAGAAGGGACTTCCCGTTCTTACGGGGCAGTCCAATCACAGCACGCCTGTAGCGGAGCAGACCCGTTACGGGGTCCTCCTCGAGCAGGCGGTCAATGAGCCACTTCTGCCAGTGCGTGAACTCCAAAGGCTCCCCGGCTTTGAAGCCGCGGGAGGCACGCATGAGGGTCGCAGCGAAATCGCTGACGTTCTCCCCACGGGAGTAGGGCGACAAGCTTGGTGTTACCCATGCGGGTGTCCACGACTTGTCGGGGTCTGGCAGGCGGTCTATGTCAGGCTCCGGTCACTTGCTTAGGCTGTTGGCCTTCTACTTCGTTCTTCACGCCCTTGGAGCGTGCGTACGTTTCGGGGACGGTGCGTTCGAGCCACCATGCGGCGGCCTGCCATGCCCCGTTCTGCGCGGCCTTCTGAATGTGGGCCACGTTGCGCACGATTGCCTCGGCGCGAGACTTGCGGAGTTCCTCCCAGAAGGTGAGGTAGTCCGCGAGGTCTGGGTTTGGTGCTTCGCCGTAGGCGATTCGTTCTGCCTCGAGCTTTCCGGCCTCGAGCCAGCGGTACACGTTCGCTACCGATACCCCGGCAAAGTGGGCGGCGGTGTCGACGTCGTTGCCGGCGCGGATAGCCTGCTTGAGGGCGTCTAGCTGTTCGGGAGTCATTTAGGTCCTTCAATCTCGAGCAGCTCTGGCCGGTAGACCGGAGCGGAGTCGAAGGACGGCTCCCACGTTGCCCAGTCGTCCTTCTGGGGACGGATAGGGACCTTGTCGGCGTCGACGAGCTGAACGGCCTTGAGAATCAGCTTCACACCAAGGGGAGCGAGGTATTCGCGCCACAGGGTGGAGTGATCGCAGGCCGGAGGTACTACGACGTGCTGCTGGAGGGCGATAGGCCCACCGTCTACACGGTTGGTCAGGTGATAGATGGTTCCACCGCTGACGCGCTCTCCGAGGCGTGCCTGCCACTTGACCGCGTCACGGCCTCTGTGAAGCGGTAACAGGCTGGGGTGGTATCCAAGGGCGTAGCGTGCTTTTGCGCGCGTCCTAACGCCAATGAAGGCGTGTGAGTGGGCTGTTAGCAGGAGGTCTGTGCCGTCTGGGACGTTCTCCGGCTTGAGGAGCGTCACGTCGAGCCACCGAAGCTCCATGCGCTCCGCCCACGACGCGAGAAGGTCGGTCTTGGTGGAACGGCCCTCTGCGGGTGAACACACGCCGACAATCTCGTGGCCGGCGTTGAGCAGGGCATCGCCTACGGTCATACCGAACCAGCCGGAGCCTGCGAGATAAACCTTAGCCATCTTGCGCTCCGTAAAATCTGAAACCCTGCACTGCGCGGAGGTGGCCTCCGTAGCCGGAACCGATAGAGGCACGGCTCGTTTTCTTCAACGACTGCAGGCTCTTGCCCTTGTGGCCTCCGAACAGTGAGCCGGAAACCTGACGCCAGCGAGGGTCGCGGCGGAGCGCCTGACACAGCTGAGGGTGCGAGGTTTGGAACTGAGTCGTCATGCGGCGACCGGGAAGAACACCCTCGCCGTCAAGCTGGAGCTGGGCAACGTGGTTGAGGAACTTCATACCGACACCGGCACCCTGCCACTCGGGCAGAACAACAAGTCGGGAAGCTCGAGCCTCAACGGCCTGCAGTGGTTTGCCGTCAGGCTGCTTGATAGGGACGTTCTTAGTGCCTACTGCGAGGTGGGCGACAGGCTCACCGTCAACAAACGCGACATAGCACTTCGCACCAACCATGCGGGGGAGGTCTAGATAGTGATGATACTTAAAGAGCGGCCAAAGGTCCCACCCTCCCAGCCGGACTTCCACTTCGATTCGTGGCCGGCGGTAATGAAGATACTCCTTGGTCTGGAACGACTTGTTGGCCGTATCAATGACCCAGTCGGGCTCCAGCCAATCCAGTACGTCGTAGTGGCAGGTAAGGAGAACAGCCTTCTTGCCGGTGCGACGCCACGCCTTAGCGAACGCGCCTGCACCAATCTTGGCAATCTGGCGGTCAACGACAGAGGTGAACTCGTCGAAAACAATCTTGTCCGGCTTCTCAGCTAGCACGCGTGCGAGGTCGGCACGGAACTTCTGGCCCATAGAGAGAACCTCGTAGGGGCGGAGCCATACAGGCACGTCGCCTAGGCCGGCAGAAGCCAGCGCGGCAGTTACCTCGTTGAAGTCACCGTCCGGGGCAATAGCGTCCACGACAGCGACACCGTGAGGCCAGTTGTCTGCCTCGTACCATGCGGCACCGTCCCACAGGCTACGGCCAATGGACGACTTGCCTGAACCGGAGGGGCCGACGACAACACCGATGTTCCAGTCCCCGTTGTCGAGGTCAAGGTCGATGTCCATGTCGAGGGTGAAGCGGGTTGCCTGCTCGTCAGTCGCGTTGAACATTGAGCGGACACGTTCCGAGCGGTAGCTCCCAGAGGGAGGCACGCTCTGGTCAATTCTGATGTGGTGGGTCAAACGGTCACCACCCGGCACTTGTAGCCCTCGTCGGTGAGGCGACGGAACACGTTCTCTTGGTCGAGCGCGTCCTCGCACATGACCGTGACCGCGTACTGCTCGTGGTACTCGGACTCTCCTGCGGTCAGGAAGTCGGCAGCACCCGGAGCTGGGGCGTTCTCGCCCGGGTCAATCACAGGCGGAGTCAGCATCGCTTCAATAGCGGCCTCGTCGTATCCGGTGCCGGTGAAGTCGTCAAGGGAGCCGAGGAGCTCGAGCAGTGAGTCTGTGTCGTACTGGGCAAGGTCGCCAGAACGGTTGTCCACGAGAACGATGCGCTTCGCGGTCTCTTCGTCAACGTCAACGTAGGAAACAGCGACCTCTTTCCAGCCCAGCTTCTTTGCGGCAGCGAGGGTGTGGTTGCCGGCAAGAACCTCGTTCACACGGCCGGTCTGCGAGCCACGGTTCACGACGATAGGCCGGTACTGGCCGTTAGCGCGGAGGCTGTCAGCAATAGCGTCAACGTTGCCTCTACGCGGGTTGCCGACGTACGAGCGCAGTTCCTTGATATGTGCGGTAGGAGCTTCAAGCATTAGGAGCGGTCATTCCTTCATGTGTTTGCCTCATGCGCGCAACACGTCGAGCCTCAAGCTCGTCAAGTGCGTCTGTCTGGCGAACCTCGCCAAGACCAAGGCGGGCCCGATCACTGGGCGAAAACCCGAGCGATGAGAGCCAAGCGGTTGATTGAGTACGGAGCTCCTTGAGCTGAGCAACCAGAGGGTGCGTCACATAGGAGCCGTTAGGGAGCTTGTAGAAGCGGGGCACCTCGCCGATAGCGATAGCGCGTCGTATCTCCTCAGCTTCGTCGTACGCCTGACACAGCAGGGTAACAACGTGAGCGTCAGCGGTAGGGGACAGCCAAGACTTGCCGGCCGTCCACACCTGCCTCCACAGCAGGGTTCCGTCAATGCCGAGAGCAGGCGGAGGAGGAACGTCGCCACTAGTGGGCAGTCCCTCCCCGGGTCCCGGTGGTTCAGGCAGAGGGCGTTTGCCCGGGTTGCCGAGAGCACGTTTGACCTCGGTCGGCTTGGGTGGCCGTCCGTTCGGTCTACCTGTGGCCATGCGGCTCTCGTTTCTGCCATGCGGCGGGTTGGTGTCTGCTAGGCCGTGCGGCCTCCCGTAATTGCGGGCTACCCCCTCACGGGTTTCGCGGTTCTGTGCGCCTGCT